GCAAACGCTAAAGCCGCTGTTCCGGCCGCGGCATAACTTAACTTTGAGGCTAGCCCCATTTTCTTAAAAGACTTTTCTAAGCCGCCAATACCTTTAGTAGCCTGCTTAGTGCCTTTGTTATTGTAACTAACAATTATCGGGACTTTAATAACCATTAGTTAGCCAACTTTCGGTTTACTGCAGCTTCGGCTTTTGCTATAGCTGCGTTACTTTTAGCTACAATTTCGGGCCGGTTATCCTCTACTGCTTTGTAAGCTATACGGCCTTGCTTACCGCGTACGGTTACTTTTGACTGGCCTTCAATAGCGTTAATAAACCTAGCACTATTTGAGTTTTCATCTAAAGGTTTTTTACGTCCTGCGACTTCATAAATTGCGCCTGCAGCGTCAGCGTTAATAAGTAGGTAGGCCTTACTTGTCCAGTTGCCACGCTTACGCGCCCTGTCTATCTTTGTACGTATACCGGTTTTAACAGGTCTAGGTCTAAAAGTTAGTCTGTCCCACTTGCCCGCTTTTACTGGCCTGGCCCAACCGCTTAGCGGCGACGCTTCAGGTGCTAATTTTCGTGCGTCTATCTGGGCTATTTTCATAGCTGCGTAAATTGTTTTATTCATCTCTTTTAATGCGTCAGGGTCAAATTGGCGTAAGGCTCTAACCGTTTCATCTAGTCCTACGATTTTTGCTGTAGCCAACTTTTGCCGCCTCGTTTCTGTCTTTTAGTACTCTGTAGATTGCTGCCAACATCTCCGGCGACATCTCTACAAACTCTTTAGGTGCTATGCCAGTTTCAACCGCAAGGCAAGCTATTTGATAGGTGAGTAATTGCCTATCACCTAACCAGCTAAAGGGTCGCTATCTAGCACCTCTACTGCCTTTAAGGTATTTAAAAAAGCCTCACCGAATAAAGCTACAGTCTGCCCGCTGCGTTTAATCGCTAGCCAACATAAATAGTAAACGTCGGTTTGTTTTTCCTGTTCCCTAAAGCATTTATTTATGCCCATTTTTGCGTAGGCTTCAAACTCTACTTCGATAGCCGGCGTAATGTCGTATTCCTCTACTACGCCGGTATCTCTTGTAATTTTTAACCTTGCCATTTTCTAGCCCACTTTCCTGTTAGGTTAAGCCGTAGTTATAGTTACATCTGTAGTAAGGTCAAGTTGTAAATCTAAACTTGCTACCTCACCGTTAGCACCGTTAATAGGTGTATAGCCGTTTACAAAAAGGCTACCGCTGTAAACTGGGTTAGTTCCGCTTGCAGTTGCGCCGTTAGGTGCAATTTCAAACGCTACAGTTGTACCTTTAAGGCTGTCTAGTACTGCACGTGTAGCACCGTTGCCTATAGTTGCCTGGTCAATAAGTAGCGTAGCTGACAAGGTGTGAGCTGCTAGGCCCTTCAAATATTTATTAGAAGCGTCGCCCATAGCCGTAACTGTCAACTGATCGTAGTTAATATTTAGGCTGGCTGAGGTAACTACCGAGCTCATAATATAAGTACTTAATTTAAAATAAGTATTATTTGTAAAATAAATTGCCATTATTCCTGCACTTCCTTTACTTTAGTAGGGGTTGGGCTTACTGAGGATTCCTCTAAAGCGCCAATTTTTAGCAAGTGTGGTAAGTCCCACCCTTCTAAATCTGTGTCTGTAACGGTACCGCCTAAGCCAACGCCGGCAATTTCGTTATCTATCATTACTTTGTAATTAGCCATAGTTAACTCCAACTACTTATTATCTCTAAGCCGGCTTCACTTTGAAGCAGGTTACCGCTAGGGGTTTCTAGTATTGCAGGTGCGCTAAAACTGGTTATATTTATTGTTAAGTTACTAGCTGCTAGCTTTGTCATAACAGCTAGGTAAAAGTCCTCTAGTGTGGTTTGGCTGCCTAAGTTATCCATAAGCGGCACTAACAAAAATAACTTAAAGCGTACGGTAGGTGCTATAGCCGTTTTTATATTACTGTTGACTAAAATATAAGGGTCGTCATTGGCTATAACTATAGAGTTTGCTATAGGTATCTCTGGAATATGGTTAAACACTGTCCAGACTGCCGTATTAGCTAAGGCTGTAGCTAGTGTTGACCTAAGGGTAGTTATGGCTGCAGGCATTAGCCCACCATAGAATTAGGCGATAAGTACGGGGCTAATAATCCGCGTACCTTAGCTATAAGGGTATTGCCTAGCTGATAAGGCGACGCAATAAAGCCGTCTATTGTAGTAACGCTGGCACCTGGGGCCTGTCGGGCTTGCCAGATAGTAGTAGCTAGGGCCGCTGCAGCTTCACGCACTGCCGGAACACTTGCGTAAGCTGTAGCGTTATTAGGCCCCGTAACTAAACCATAAGGTTTTACTAAATTTGTAATTTGATCGCTGGCAGTTTTTGCATAATTAAAAGTAAATGTTTGGTAATCGGTAATTACTTTACTGCCGTTAAAAGTAGTACCGGCTGCACTTATTACTACTGTTTGACCAGTTACAAAGCCGTGAGGTGTAGGGGTAGTAATCGTTGCCACGTTTGCGCTTAAGGCTGTTGCAGCTATAGGGGCAGTGTTAAACCATAGATACTTATTTAAAATGTCCTCTGTAGCCTGGCAGACCTCCTCTACCGTTGCGTCGCTGTAAAGCGTAATGCCAGTTATAATAAGCAAGGCGCGTAACTCAGCCATAGTTATATATGTTGCAGCCACGCGCTTTACTCCTTACGTTTAAGGCCTAAACCCCACCGGACTAGGGGCAGGGTCTAGGGTTCTAGTGTTTTAGGCTTATGCCTTGTTATTCTTGAACGCGCCGCCTGCAGCTAGTGTGGCAAGTGCGCCGTAGCCGTAGTACATAATCTCAATTTGACCGCTAGCAATTACGTTAGTAGTTAGGCGTAGTTGAGGTGATTCGTACCAGGTAAAGCAGTCTGGGTTTACTACTAGTAAAGTACCGTCCCCGTCGCCGCCGTTTGTGTAATCAACGTATAGATCAAGCCCAGCTACGTTACCGCGTAGGCTTGATACTGATACTGCACCGCCTGCGTTCTGTGGCTGTTGGGCCGTATAAATTGGCCGTCCGCTGTCGTTAAGGGTCATAATGTTGGCCCATTGTCCGCTTGAGGTAATCATATTGCGAGCAAACCGCTTGGAGTTTGAGTAAACGCTAGCTGCACCGCGCGAAACAATACCTAAAAGCTCTGAGGCTGTTGGGTAAGTTGCTACGGTAGTAGCGTCTAAAGTAGCTGCACTAATTAGCTCGCCATTTACAAATGAGTTAGTGCTTAATGCGTACGCATCAGCCATTTGTTGCACTAATACGTTTAGAAAAACTGGATCTGACCGGTCAAAGAGTTCTACCGATACAGTGTTTTGTCCTGCGTACTTATTTACAGTGGCAGTAACGAACTCTACTTCCATACCAGTTTCGCTAGGCGCTGAGCCCTCGTTTGTGTCGGCTACGGTAGGTACGGTTTTAATACGTGGGATTTGTAGCGACATACCCATAGCAGGTAGGGCAGCAGTGCTAATGGCTTCAATACTTGCTCTAAAACTATCTGACTTGCCATTAAACAAAGTAGTTAGCTGAGGCGTTGGGATAAGGCCTGCGTTATTTGTAGTGGTGTCGTCAGCTGCTCGCACCCATAGTGCAGACTCGCTGCCTGGATCCATTGTCGCTTTTACCTTATGGAAAAGGTAATCGGCAGGTGTAGTAATTGGGCTACGTGGGGCAGTAAAAGCTAGTGCCGTTACTGTTGGGCGTGAGGCTTCTACCGGCTGTGCGGCTTCTACCTCTGGGGTTGCTGGGGTAGCGTTTTCGGACACGCTGGCCTCACTTTCGGTTGGTTGGGTTTCTGGGTTTTCTGTTACTGATTCAGGCTCTACCTCGCTCGCGGCTACGGATTCCACCATAGCTGACTTGAAGGCCTGGGCTTGGACCAAAGATACCTCGCGTAAGACAGCAGACTGTACATAAAGTACGCCGCCTCTGTCCTCGCTTGCGTCAACTGTTACGCCAACACTTAAGCCGTCGCGTAAGTTTTCGCTAGCTTCGATTAAACTATCTGTACCTTTTGTAGTAGCAGATATTTTAAAACTTGCATATAAGCCGCGTGTATCCTCGCTTATATTTTGTGCAAACCCGATAGGGTCTGTAGCACTATGCTCTAGTAATAATTTTATTTTACCGCCGGTTTGATAATTTATAGAGCCGGCCTCAAAAACTACTTTACCTACTGAGGTGTTACCAATTTCGCCAAACGGTACAATTTTACCGGCAATAATTCTACGCTCTTGGTCTGTTGCTTCTATTGAGCTGTTAAAGTTCAACTGCATTAGCTGTACCTCCGTTAGGTGTTAAGTCTTCCATTTCGCGTGCTTGCTCTACTGTAATTAAATTAAGTGCCAACATCTTTTCTATTACTGCTAATCGTGTTAATGCGTCGCTACGTAAGTAGGTTTCGTCTAAATCAAACCTTACGTAATTTTGACTGTTTGTAATGTCGTTCATACTTAACCTGTCCTCTATCGCGCATATATAAGGCCGTAGGGACATATCTACAAACTGCCGGCGTTCATCTATTACGTTTGAGTAAGTCATAGAGTTATTCATATCTGCACTTAAAAGATAAGCCGGTACGTTGCATAGTCTGGCTAATTGCGTGCTTAAAAACTGAGCGGCCTCGTTCATCATCATTTCTTTGGGACTAAAAGAGGTTGGCTCGTATTTCAGCGTACTTGATAAGTAGGCTGTAGATCGCTGGTTACGTGCCAACTTCCAACTAGCTAATAGTCCTGTTATCTGTTCCTCTGGTAAATCTGCACCGCTATTTTGTATATAGCCTGACGGTACAGGTGTAGCCGCGCTTACAGCTGCAGCCTTTTCTAAATCTAACGCGGCGCGTATTGTGCGACCGCCTCTATTTAAAATACCTTCATCTAAACCTTGAAAAGTAATTAAACTGCCTATGCCGCTATCTGGTCTGCGTTTGCCGTCTACATAGTAAAAATCTACTACTGTGTTATTAGCGTTTAAATCTACTGTAACGCGTGAGTTAGATACCCAGGCAAAACGTGCAGGCCTGCCGTCGTCTGCGTACAGCTCGGTAACTTCCCAATATGCAACGCCATAATAAAATAACGCGTCAACAGTCCAGGCCATAGTTACTACGCGCGGTTGCCTTATGTCTGGCTGCTCTAGCCATAATGGCGAGCCTAATTCTTGCCCTGTAGATTTACGGTAAAGGTTGAGGGGTAGCGTGCCGACTACGCCCTTTATTAGCTGTGAAGCTCGCGCGACGGACGGCACCGCTGCAGCCTCAGCTCGCGTAATAAAAGTTTGAGGTGCAAAAAATAAACTGTTTGTATCTACATCATTTACAGGCGGTAAAAATTGCGCCTTAATAGTCGGGGTACTTACTGACGTGTCTATAGCGTCTACTAGCCTAAGTGATTGCAGTATCCCCACGCGGGGCAATATACACCCTTATTAAATAATTTGTCCTATTTGTACGGCGTGTCTAATTGACTATTATAGCTGCGACTGCCTGTGGCCTTGAGGCATACCAGGCCACCATAGCTACGCTAATAGCTGCACATATTTCACCGGCAGATTTACGCCTAACTATTTTCCAGCCGTACTCTGTGTGCTTAGTAGCGCAAGCAGCTATAGCTTCATTAAGCACCTGTTCGTTACTGTGTATTACCTGGCTATGACTCATTAACTGGGCTAGCCGATTACTTGCCTCATTTTGTGCCTTGCCGCTTACGTCCATTAAAGGTGAGCCGCTAGCTTTTAAATAACTGGCTACGTTTTCACTTACCCATTTGTCATACATAACAACCTTAGGCCTAAATCTTTGTATATGCCCGTTAATATCACTAGCTAACTGCCTATCGTCTAAAGGTGTAGTAGTACTCCATACTTGCAACACTTTTACCTTTACTCTTAGCTCATCTAGTTTTTGACCGGCAACTAGGACTGCGTACTTATGCGTATAGGACTTATCAAAAGCAAAATAAGTTACACCGCCTGGCTCTAGGACTATTGATTCATCAGCGCATTTTTGCCAACTTCCAATTTCGAA